AAGACTAAAATCCTTAAAATGTCAGAAAAGAAACCTTCGCCACCTAGCTGGTTATTAAAACCAGGATCAAGTAAGTCAGCGCCAGGCGTTCCTACATTATTTGCTTCAGATTGGCATTGGGGGGAAAACGTAGACCCTAATCAAGTCAATAATGTCAATTCATATAATATGAAAATAGCCCATAAACGCGCTAAAAAGATGATTGAAGTAGCTATTGACCTATTAAACAATCACATGGTTAATCCAAAGTATCCAGGCATTGTATTTGCTTTAGGCGGTGATATGGTGTCAGGCGATATACATGAGGAACTTATGGCTACCAATGACGCAGAAATTATGCCTGTGGTTATAGACCTATTTGGTGTGCTAATTTGGTGCATAGAAACGCTTGCTGATCGTTTTGGCAAAGTATTTGTCCCATGCGTAGGTGGTAATCATGGTAGAAATACCCATAAAATACGAAATAAAGGTAGAAACTTTACTTCTTTTGATTGGCTAACCTATCAATTCCTAGCTAAACACTTTGAATCTGATAGCCGAGTATCGTTCCATATTCCTGATGGCCCTGACGCGTTATACGCGATTTATAATCATAAGTATCTATTGACCCATGGCGATCAATTTCGTGGCGGAGATGGCGTTATTGGAGCTTTAGGGCCTATTATTAGAGGTGACCATAAGAAACGGTCTAGAAATGCCCAAATTGATATGGAATATGACACTATGATAATTGGTCATTTTCATCAATTAATACAATTAGAACGACTTATTGTAAATGGATCGCTAAAAGGGTATTGTGAATATGCCTACAGCAACAATTTTGGTTTTGAACCCCCTAGACAAGCTTTATGGATAACCCACCCTTATCATGGCATTACTTTCTCAATGCCTGTTAATGTGGATGTATCCTTTGAAAACTCTGATAAGTCAGAATGGGTAAGCTGGAAAGGTTAATATTAACTAACTAGGGGAATTTATTATGTCGCTGCTCACCCCTGAATATTTAGCTAAACTTTATACTACGTTTGCTAAATTGCCGCCATTTGATAAATATGCTTTACCAAGCGCAAGTGCTATTGAATGGAAAGTCATTAATGATAAAAAAGCTTGTGGGTATTTTCATGCCGAACCACTAAAAATAGAAATATCTAGAAAATACTGTAATAAGTTTAGAATATTATCTGAAACTATATTGCATGAGATGATTCATTTAGTTTTGTATTATTGTAAAAAATACGAGCATTATGATGAACATAAACTTGAATTTTATAAATTAGCAGTAGAAGTATGCAAAGTATATGGATTTGAAATTAGAAAACTTTAATGGAGGAAGTTATGAAAATAAATCAAATAATAAAAGAACGTGAATCAACTCATGGCGATTTTGAAATGAAAGCCATATTTGTTCAGGAAATCATGGAAAATATTTCAGGATTATATTCTTGGAAAGATATGCCAGCAGATCAAAAAGAATCAATACACATGATCCTAGTTAAATTAAGTCGTATTTTATATGGTAATCCTGACCATAAAGACCATTGGGATGATATTGCTGGTTACGCTGAATTGATAGCAAATAGACTTAAAGATAGTAAATTATAAGTTGCTAATTTTCATTCAAGTTATTGATTTATATAAAAAGAATGAAAACAATGTGCATGAAATTTTAATAACCCATTAATGGTTTTTAATGATTTTACTGATGGACTTGTCTTTAATAAAAGCCATAATCTTAAACACAAGCTATTTTGCTTGGATTAAATTAAGGACTAATTATGTGGACTACACCTGCTGCAACAGAAATGAGATTTGGCTTTGAAGTTACAATGTATGTAATGAATAAGTAATTAACGCAAGTAACATAATGCGTATTCGTATGCTTGGAGGCATAATTTCAAACAGCCTCCAAGTATGCTAACTAAACACATTGTAGTAACAAACATCAACATAGCGTCAAAATGATCTTGTTTCATTTTTTACGCATATTAGGAAGTGGATGAGCTTTTAATAAATCCATTTTTTCATGTCTTTTTAATTCTTCTTCTAAACCATTTACTCTTTTAACAATATAGTCTTTAGATTCGCTACGAATAGCTGGTTTTTCTGCTTTGTATGTAGGTTTAGTTGCCATAACGTCTAGTTCCTTCTTTATCAATAATTAATTGTTCTAATCTTGGTTCTTTGCCTTCTTCTGCAAATCCAATATGACACCATCTATCATACTCCAAAATAACTTGATCGTATTGAATACCACTAGAAATAATAGCGTTAACAATGTCCACAGGGCTACCAAAAGCAGGGCAAATAATGTCAGCAGCCAATCCCTTAACGTGAGCAGAAGTTGGTTTACTTCCCAACATTCCATTAACAAGTAGGCAACGATAAGCGCTATTAATATGTATAGGATGTCCAAGTAAACGCCTCACACTTTCTAAATTTAATGCTAATGTCTTTAAATTATCTAATACTTTAGGATCAGTTGGCGTATTGTCAATATGGTTACGATCCGCTATTTCAGATGCGTAAAGTTCCTCAAAAGTAAAATGTTCAGTTATATTCATTCTTCAGATTGCGCTTGTTTAGTAGGTGTTGAATGATAAAGCATTTGATCTTTTATTTGACTGCCATGAGATGAGCCAAAATAAAAAGATATAACGCCAGTCCATGCAGTTCCTAATGAACCTAACATAATCATTAAAGCATTGTTTGACGGATCAACTTTATTAAAAAATAATAAAATTAAAATACCAAAAAATCCAACAGTCGTAATTGCAGCCAATATAGCTGGAATATTTGACTTTGTAGCCATTTCCATATTACGAGCAGATACAGAATCAGCCACTTCTATTTTAGCAAAGTCAAGGCCTAATTCTTGTGCTTGACGTTGTAATTCTAATTCGGCTAATTTAACTTGTGCAATTTGATCTGCATTAAGTTTATTAGATTGAATTATGTCATTGACTTCATGTGGCGCTACATTTAAAGCTTTAGACAAAACAGTCACAGCTAAACCTGCTAATGGGCCACCTAATGCACTAGCAACTGTTGGCGCTATTTGTAATAACCAATTCATTTTCTTTTCTCGTGTTCTTCTAAAATACGGATACGAACATTAAGTTCTGATATTTCTTTGTTTAACTCCTCTTTCATTTTAACTCTTTCTGCAGCAGATAACGGACTATCTGTTGGAACGCCTTGTGATGTTATTAAAGCAGGCATTTTAGATTTAATGTCAATTAAATCGTTTTGCATAGAAGTCATAGACGATAAAAGCCATGCAATCGCTGAAATGATTACAGGAAATAACATTGACGTTATTTTAGAAAAATCCATTATTGAGCTACAGTAGTTGTAGCGCCATTTTCATTAGTTACAGGTGCAGGAACAGCAGGTGTAAGTGCTGGAGCTTCTACAGGTTGAGCAACAGGTGCTGCAACTTCTGCTTTCTTATGAGCAATTTTGCCAATGAGTGTTTCAACAGCCAAAATAACTGCTCTTACATAACCTACTAATGTTTTAATTACTTGTAATACTGACTGAACAACAGCCCATAAATCTTTAATTAATTGCATATAAACTCCTTATTTTAAAAGATTACTTATTAATAATAACAATACTGCACCAACTGAACCTAACAATATTGTTTCTAAACGTTTTAGTCTTGCATTAATTGCTTCATATCTTAATGCACAAATTTCCTCGTGTGTGCTTAATCTATGATCTACTTCATCTAAACTATGCTTTACCATGTTACGCTTTCATAATATATGCTAGGGCATAATAAGGTGGAAGGTTAGCATTAGTGCCACTTGAACCTGTTGAAGCGTTAGTGACAGAAATACCTGTAAATGAATTTTGTGTTTGTGTAGTTGCTGCAGTAGAACCTGTGTTAGTATTTTGTGTAACACCAATTGTGCCACCACCTGTTTGTGCAACTGATTCTAAATGGAAGTGACCAGGATCAGTAACAGATGCAGTATGAGTATGAGATACTACAATAGCGTCTGTAGAACCGCCTGTTTGTGCTACTGAATAAGTATTGCC